TACATGGTATTTGAATACATCAATATCAGACGGAGATAATGTTTATACTTATCGGGGGGCGTCAACAATAACAGCTATGGAAATCTTACCATGAATATAGCAAGAGCAATAGAACACATTCGGCCAACATCCCAATGGGTTTGCAATGGATCGTATGAAACACTTGTATGGCTTGATGGAAATTCAGAGCAAAAACCAACAAAAGAAGAAATTGATTTGGCATGGAATAGCATTAGCAATAACATTGCATGGGAACAAACAAGGTTGAATCGTGATACTTTATTATCAAAATCTGATTGGACTCAGCTTGCTGATTCTAAGGCAGACAAATTGGCTTGGGCTGCATACCGACAGAATTTAAGGGATATACCTCAAAATTTTGATACTCCAGAAAGTGTTGTTTGGCCTTCAAAGCCATAATCAATAATGACGCTAACTGAAATTGCACAATTTGCTGGCGAGAAGGTTGGCAAGACCGACTCGGATACGCTTACATTCTTGCAGAAGTCAGCAAGCTTGGCTTATAGGCGCGTATGGGACTTTGCGCCTTGGCGTGAGACTGTCACAAACTCTACCTATTCAGTTGGAACAAACAGGCAGATCACGCTTGGAACGAATGTGGAAACACCTCTTTCGGTTTCCTACAACGATGCAGAGGTTGACCCGATTGACTTGGCCACAATCATAAGCCAAGACCCAGGATTGCTTGACGATGCTCGTACTGGCGATCCAGATACATATCATTTTACTGGACGCAATAGCAGTGGAGTTGCCCAGCTAAATCTTTACCCAAGGCTTGCCACGTCTGGCACAATCCCATTGCGTGTTGTGGAGAAACTGAAATGCCTTACACGCACCAATGTTATTGTTGATTTTCCCCCATCCACAGCCGCGCTGGATGACGAACTTCGCTTGCCTCACGTTCATCATTTGGTTTTAGCATTGACTCACGCAGACGCACTTGAACGCGAACGGCAGTATGCCAAGGCGCAGGCTATCACGCAATCTGCCAATGCAGATCTTGCTTTGATGGCCAATTATGAATTGAGCCAGGTTGGAGGCGTGAAACAGATCACTCCTCAAAGCCTTGGCGAGCTAACCATAGAAGAAATGTTCTCGGCTTAAAAGGAGACGTTGTGCCGTATTACTCGGACAATTTAGACGATCTCTTGGCGTTTGACGGTATCCGCAGTTTTGCGGGCGGTCAAGCCAGCGGTTTGCAATCAGACTTGCTTGCTGAAAATCAAGTTCAGCAGTTGGTGAATATGACGTTGTCCCCAAAGGGGAGCTTGGAAACTCGTAAAGGCGTTACAAGCTTTAGCACATCTGCAACTAGCCAAGAAGGATCAATTGGTGGAATGCGATATTACGACACGTCTCAAACCGAAAGACTTGTTGCCGTAATTCAAGGAAAACTTTATACAATCAATTCAAACGGAACAGCGATTAACTCTGACGGAAATACTGGGCCACATAGAATTGAAGAAATATGGGATAATTTAACTGGAGCTACAAGAACATGGGATAATGAAGCGCAAAAATGGGCTGACGGATTTTCAACCAGCTTTGATGCAAAAGTAAGCATGGCTCAATTTAACGACAAGATGTATATGGCTGATTCGGATGGTGCGCTTTACTATTATGATGGAGATATTGCAACAAGACAAGCTGGTAAAATTAGGGCAATAACTGTAACTACAGCAGGAAGTGGATATACCAGCGCAACGGCAGTTGTGACAGGACCAGATTGGGGCGGAACATTACCTACGCTTACAACAGTTGTGAATTCTGCAAGTGGAGTTATTTCAGAAATTATAGTTAATGATGGTGGTTATGGCTACTCTGGCGCGCCGACAGTTACAATTATTGGAGATGGATCTGGAGCTACAGCTACAGCAACAGTTAGTCCGCCTCCGCTTGATTTAAGACTTTTAATAAATACTGGGAATAGGTTGTTTGGAGTTGGATCTGGATCAAATAGAAATACTCTTTACGCATCAGATATTTTAGATGCGTCAATTTGGGATTTGACTAATAGCATTGTTGTTAACGCAGATGATGGAGATGAAATTACAGCCATAGTTCAATATTATCAAAACAGAATAATTGTGTTTAAGAAGAGACGAATTTTCCAGGTTACAATTCCTCCAGATGCAACAAGTGCGGCTGATTGGACTGTTCAGTTAATATCAAACAATACTGGATGCGTTGCCGAGGCTTCTGCCGTACAGGTCAACAGTGACATATTTTTTCTTTCTGATGATGGTATTAGATCACTTGTGCGTTCAGCAGCAGACGATTTCACATCCGTTGGCCTTCCAATTTCAGAAGTAATTAAAGATGTTATACAGCAAATCAATAGTGCAAAAATTGGAATAGCTGCCGCACATTTTTATGACAATAGATACTTTCTTGCAATACCAACAGAGTCAAATGATTTTAACGATACAATCATTGTTTACAACACGACTCTTGGAGCATTTGAGGGAATATGGACTCCGAATGTAATGCAGTTTGCATTAACCAACTTCCAAGACCAAGGGTTGCGGTTAATGATGAAGTTGACAACAGGACAAATCACCAGGTATAGCGGATATAAAACTCCAGCACAGGTAACAACCGCAGACTATAGAGACTTCGGAGTTTACACAACAACTGTTTCAACTGGTGGAACTTCCACGACAACTACATCAACTGGAACATTTGACTACGAATCATCTGTGCGCACCAAAGACTTTAACTTTGGAGATCCATTTGCTGTTAAGTACGGATCGCATTTCGAGGTAATTTTTGATGATTCCTATTCGACAGATACAACCATATCCATTCAGCGTGATATAGATGTTGGGGATATTGATGTCCAACCAAATCTAAATATATCAAGTTCTGCACTTACTTTGGAGTTTACGCTTCCAGCCCAACTTCCAACATCAGTAAAAAAGAAGCTTGCAAGCGATCTTCGCAAGTATCAAAAGTGGAGGCTGCTTAATGTCAAAATTTCATCTGTTGCCAATAAAATGGCAATCCGCCAAATTACGGCAGCAGCCAACCCAGATACCATCGAGACACAGAAGGCGTTATGACCGCTGTTGAGTACATTGAGCAAAGCGATGTTCCAGAGGCCATGTGGCCTAACTTGGCTGAATGGTTTGGCTGGTTCGAAAAGCAGGGGATGGTTGGGATTGTGCGCGATAATGATGGTATTGCAGGCGTGGCTTTGGCTAGGTGTATAAAGGATGGGCAAGAGCCTAATCATTATGTGCATAGCGAAGATGGCGAGAATGTATTTGTGGACTTGACGATCTCCTCAAAGGGTGCTAAATCCTTGGGAGGCTTGCTGTTGCTCCTAGCGGAGCGTTTTGGTCCTCGCAAGCGGATCACATTTAATCGTTCTGGCAAACCAAGGAGTTATGACTATATGAGTTTTATGCGAAAGGCGTTACGCTAATGGGCGGTTCACCATCTATTCCATCGCCGCCTCCTCCGCCCGATCCAATGAAATCGGCGCAGGCAAATGCGTTATTCTATCGTTCTTCGCTTGAAACCTATATCGAAAAGTCTCCAGATATTGCCGCGCTTGAGAATGCTCTTCGCATCAAATATATGCCCGAACAACGCCAACTGGAGCGTCAGCTTACGGCTGCCGACCAGCTTGCGCAGGTGCAGGCTGGATTACAGATAGAGCGTCAATATGGTGGTCAGCGCACGCTAGAGGGCTTGCGTAGGCAGTATGAGTACAGCCCACAAGCTTATTCCTTAAACCGCGCGCTAGGCAATCAGCTTACAGCCCAATTCGCCAGAACTTATGGTCAAGCACCACAAGCATCGGTTGAGCCACAAGTAGCAATGGGCGGCGGTGTAGCTCCAGTTAATTATACTGGTGGCATATCTCAACCTATCGCTGCTCCTTCATACACGACAAACATTGAAGATGTTTTAGCAAGAAACGAGGAAGCAAAGAAAGTCACGACCAAGAAGTACCAGGCGGGAGAGATTTAGTATGGCAATTTCAAATATGGGCTGGGGCTGGGTCATTGATACTCCTCAATATTCTGTTGATGATAACGGAGAGATAGTTTCAACAAATAAAAGAACTGAGGTAAAAACACGCATTGGTCGCGGAGATGCAGCAAATAGGCAGGAACTTGATAACGCAAGTCTTGCCGCAGATACTGCATCACAAAAGAGCTATTCAGAGGCAGTAAAAAAAAGTACTGATATGCAAATAAAGAAACTTCAAGATACATACGAGCAAAGGCTTGCTGACGTTACAAGCCAAGAGAACACGCGCAATACGCTTGCAGAGCAAATCCAAGCGTTGACGGGTGGAGCAGGAATGAGGGGTCAAGGTGCTTCTCAAATATCAAACCAAGCTCCATCCAGCCTTTCTGCTGATGCTAATTTTGGTGCGTCAGATCTTTCTACTCGCTTGAATTTTCAAGTTGCCGATCAAGATATTTTAAACGACTACAACAATAGTAAGCTTGGAAAGCTGAATAGAATTGTTGAAGACGGCAACTCACAGATTGCTGGAATTACAAGCAGGCTTGAAGCTGCTCAGACTCTATACGATCAGCTTCCCGCCAAAGACCCAAGAGGCGTATCTGCCAAGGTAGCAATCGACCAGCTTAAATCAGACTTAACCAGCGTCCAGGGCGCAGTCACTAAAGCAAGTCAGCAGGTTGCAGATTTTAAACCAGTTACCCCCACGGATGAAGAAGGTTTAAAGCAGATCACATCGTTCCGTGAGTTTGCCAAGCTACCCGAACAGCGTGCAAGCGATCAGCTACGCCAGATTGATCCAGAAGCGTACAGGACGGCTGTTGGACTTGGCCGTCAATATCGCCAGATGGCTACTCAGCCTCTTGGTAAAACCACTACGGCACAGACTGAAGAACTGCGAAACACTCTTGAACAAGAGGCATTAAATCAGCTTCGCCTTGGTTCAACAATTGGCGCAGAAGAACGGCGTGGATATGAACAATCTATCCGAGCTGCACAGACTGCCCGTGGCAACATCTTTGGCCTTGGACCAGCAGTACAAGAAGCTGCACAGTTAGGTGCGGCTGGCGAAGCAAGAAAGCTTGCGCGCTATGGTGCGGCACAAAGCTTCCTTGGTTCTGGCGAAACAACTGGTGCTGCTACGGCACGCGACTTGGCGTTGCGAGAAGGATTACAGCAGAATAGGCTTGGTGCTGCATCCAACTTCATAGCTGGCGGACCTTCTCTTTACAACTTGGCTGGTCAGAGGCTTGCACAGCAGAATGCAGCGTTCCAAGGATATATCCAAGCCAATCAAGCTATGCCTGGTCAGTTTCAAACTGGACCTGCTGCCAATCAATTCTACCAGACAACGAATCCTGCAATTCCTGTGCAGTTGGCTAGCAATGCTGCAAACATCTACAATACGATGTCTGATTATCAAGCCAACACATACGGTGCGCAGGTTGGCGCAATCTCCAGACAGCAAAGTGGGGCGCAAAAGTTTGCTGATATTGCTGGAGGAATAGCCTCGCTTGGAAAAGTTGCAGCACCTAGCGGCTTGTTTGGTGCGCCTGGATCGGGTGCATTCTTATACTAATTTATGCCAGCCATAACACAAGCGGGACGTGATTACGATAGGGCATTGCAGCAAATGCAATATGATAAAGCCATGAAGTCTGAGCTTGAACTTCAGAAGCTTCAATTTGATGTAGCGAAAGCACGCGAAGATGTTGATATGTCAACAGCAATTGGAAGATCGTCAAAAGCTGGCGAAATTGCTGCATTTCTTGAGCAAGAGAAGCAAAAGGATGTTGGCATACCATTGAGCGAGCAGATGGGTTCGAGAATGGTTGAAAAGGGAGGACCTAGCATTCTTGAGGCAACTAAGATGCAGGGGAAACTTGATGTTGAAGCCAGAGCAAGACAAGCAAGAGTTGATGCCGCAAAGAATTATCTTGCTGGCGAGAAGTCTTTGCTTCCATCTGCCGACATAAACCTTGGCGGGGTAAAACGCACTGTTCTTGCTTCAGAAGTTGGTACTGCTGGAGCAGATGTTTATAGTCAAATTTATCGTACCCAAGTTCCGCAAGTTGCGGCAACCTATGAGGCAGAGGGTCAGTCAAGAGATACTGCAATTAAAATGGCAAGTGCTGATGTAAGAAGTAAACTTACTGGGGCAGCGGCAAGCGGAAAAATTCCTTTAATGGCTGCGAATGGAAACCCAATTTTTGTTACTGTACCTCAAGCCATACAACTGCTAGATTCTGATATAACTCCTCAATTTATGAAGAATCAG